CGCTCAGATCAACGAGTTCCGTGAAGTTCTGAGTCGAATCCAGGACACCAACGAGACAAAATAAAAGTCGCAAACAAGTGTAAACTGACTCAAACGCGTGATACTGTGAATCTATCATCCAAACTGGGTATTCGCTGACAACAAAACTCAAGCGCGAGCTTGTCGCTATACTGAACACAGCATCGACTGCTGGTTCAAAGAGACTGCGTCTATCGACGAAGGCTGCTTGAGCTACTCTGTAACTAAGCAGCTCCCAGATACGTGGGAAAAAGAAGAGAACGTGGTCGACATCAGACTTGAAGCAGTCGTTGAACTCTTGCGACGTGCAGGTTACACTGTGGAGAAACGATGAGAAAACCCAAGCCAAAAGTCGTCTGGAATGTGTCCGCTGGAGAGCGGAAGCCCGTGTTGTTACCGTACTACGTGAATTACAACGTCCCGGAGCACGTGCAGAACGCTCGTGTCGGTTCGCTGTGGAAGGCACCACACACGTTTAACGTCCACGAGCGGTGCTACGAGCTCGAAGGCCGGATCCCGATCTTGATTGTCGGAGGATTTCGTCCAGTCGTGAAGACTGGTGACTTGCTGGTGTATGCGGGCGTCGTCCGTGTGACAGAACAAAAAGCAGAGACGAAAATCAGCGTGAAGCGTCACTGCTTTATAACGCACGGCGTCAAGTACGTCGTCAGAGAACTTGCGACTATTCGACAACTGTGAGAGATCGCGATCGCACCGCACACGCATGCGAAGGCGTACGCTGCTTTTCACTCACAGCTTTCTCTTGTGCGACGACGACGTCGAGCGGGAGTGCGCTATTGCGTATCGGGCGCGGTGATTTGACGCACGTCAATCTTCGGCTCTAGAGACACGATTCTCAGACTTTTTAGTCTAGACATTGCGCCCGCGGGAAGCACAGTCCTGTGAAACGTGCACACGCTCGTCGCGATTGAGCGACGACGTCGTCACGTGCGGGAACACACAGAGTCTGAACATTGCGCACGCGGCGCGAAAGAAACTGACAAAAAGAAAATAGCTTCTGAAAAAGTGAAAAACAACAGAGACACGTGATACACTGGTCTCACATCAAGGAGTAACGTCTCGCATGGCAATGTCAATCGCAACTTTCAAGAACGTGGTATCGAAACTGCCCGTGAACATCAGCGTCCTGGTCCGCGGCGACCACGGCATCGGCAAGTCTGGCATCGTCCGCCAGCTGGCAGAGTCTTGGGGCCTGCAGCTGATCGACCGGCGCATCTCTCAAATGACCGAGGGCGACTTAATCGGTCTACCCAAGACTGCGGGCGAAGTGACCACGTGGTGTCCACCCGACTGGTACAAAGACGCTTGTGACAACCCGCGTGTCTTGTTCTTGGACGAGATCAACCGCGGCACCAACGAACTGGAGCAAGCGTGCTTCCAGATCATCTTGGACCGCGAGCTCAACGGACACAAGCTGCACCCAAAGACTCGAGTGCTCTCGGCCATCAACACCGCAGCGATCTACAAGGTCAACGAGATGGACCCTGCGTTGCTCGACCGCTTCTTCGTCGTCGACCTCGCACCGACTGTGCAAGAGTGGAAAGACTGGGCACGCTCCTCGGGCATCTTCTCTTTGATCGTCGACTTCATCGGCACAGAGGAGAAGTGGTTGGATCCCACGAAAAAGAACGCTGACGTCTCGGCCAAAGACACCTCACGTCGAAGTTGGCACCGCTTGAGCGAAGCGTTGACCAACTCTGGAGCGCACGAAAACGTCGACTCAGAAGAGTTCTTCCAGATCTGCACGGGTTTCATCGGCATGAACGCATCGTTGGCTTTCCACAGCTACGCCAAGAACCACGACAACCGCGTCGACCCAAAGGACGTCCTCGATTCATACACCGCCAAGCCGGCTCTTGCGAAGAAAGTCGCCAAGCTCTCACAAGCTGAGGTCAACGCGCTCTTGGAGCAAGTCGCCAACCACGTCGTCCAGACCTGCGACACAGTCACTGCCAAGCAGGGAAAGAACCTCGCTAAGTTCATGGACGGACTGCCCGACGAACTCAAGATCTCCTTCTGGACCGAGCTGACGAAGGAAGGAACGAAGAAGGTCGAACTCGCGAAGTCGTTGCATTCCCACTTGGTTGAGAAAGTCCTCGCAGTGTTCGGCGTTCCGATGGGAGAGAAGGGTATAAACGTGACGCCGAAGATTCCTGCGTCACTTCAACCAAAGCAGTCGTAACAACAAACCCTCTCCAAACAAGGGTGCGATGACTTGCTCCTTCACGACAAGCACCGTGCCCTTGTTCTACTTCGTCTACAAGACCACAAACTTAGTCAACGGCAAAATCTACGTTGGGAAACACGAAACTGACAACTTAAACGACTGTTACTTGGGCAGCGGAAAAAGAAAATAGCTGCTCTCAAAAGTGAAAAAAGTGAAAATCAACAGCGAACTGTGGCACATTGGTCTCACAATGGAAACCAAGCCGCGTAAAGTCTACGTCTTTGTCAAGAAAAACGCTCTCAAGCGTCTTAAAGTGTGGGAACGCCGCGTAGCGAACGGCATCGCGAAAGAGATCGTCAACAGCATCCACGCTCAGTCGCACGAGCGCACTTTCGTCTACGAGTCTACAGATGGCAACTGCTCGTAAGCTTCCGCGCAAGCCGCGTTCGTACCTCGTGCTTGGGATGCTCGTCCATTCCAAAGCTGGACCCATGCGTGACAGACGGTTGCGCCGCCAGAAAGACGCTCGAGCAACACGAATTTTGTTCGACGAAAAGTGAAAATCGACTGCGATCTGTGATAGAGTGATCTCATGATGACAAATGCTACTCCGCTCAAACTCCTCCCGACAAACCTGCTCGCTGCACTCGAAGTTGTGCTCGAAGCTAATGCACACATCGTCATAGACAACGTGCACCACCGAAAAGGCGCTAGCCAACGAGTTTTTCGCGCTCAGATCAACGAGTTCCGTGAAGTTCTGAGTCGAATCCAGGACACCAACGAGACAAAATAAAAG